AACAACAATTTTGACGGTTTCTTTTTTGATACATTTACATGCAGATACAGATAATTCTTCTCTTTTCTTGCGTGTTTTGGAATTATCGTCTTGTGAATCCAATGATTTCTTGTTTTTAGAAGTGCTGTTGCGTGAATTCATGTCGTTCTCAATAACAGTATAATTATCTTTGATATAATCAATGATTTTGTTCTCAATCGCCCATTTGAAAAAATTTAATTGACCAATCGTTGTTTCCATGTATTTTTCATTATCATATGGAATCGTAATACGTTCCCAACGACAAAATGGGTCAAATCGGCGTTTAGAATACGCTTTTAATTTCAATTTGTAATCGTTATATACTTTGAATCTGGATGTAGATTCCCCATGTTTGTTTTCCAAATCATAAACAGTGTAATACTTTTTAGCAAAATTGGTTACAAACCAATCCACTATTCTCAATGAAATTTTGGATTCACCGTTGATAATACACATCATCTTATTTAAATTATCTTGGGTGCTATAAAAATCCATTAAACTTTTCATTAATAATTCATTTTGAGTATTTGTATTTGCGATATATGCCATTACAATAATATTCTGCTTTTATTTATATATTTTTTTGTATAATATAAAAATATTTTTATATATTATAGATATTATGAATAAAACATACTTATTATCAACAGATACACTGAAAACCATGGCACAGGGGGCTCTTGGTGCAATGACATTTGGAGCATATCATCAATATACCACAAATAAAATAATGGAATTGAATAACGAAAAACAAGAATTATATCAAAAATATTTTATGGATAAAATGGAAAATAAACATAATACAGAAATCAATGAATTGAGAGAAAAATTGAAAAAATTAGAGGAAAAAAAATTTTGGTGGTGAAATGGGTGATTAACAATGCGTTTTTGTTCCCAAACTCTTGTAATAATATCCGTTATATGCCTTATTTTTATCTAATGCTTTTGCCAATGTTTTATCACTGATTTGTAATGTTCGTATGCAATCATATTTACAAATGAATTCTCGTATTAGATTGTTTTGTGCATCATATTGCCCAACACCATCTTTATATAATATTGGTTCTCCTACTCTATTTACAAATTCACGTTTTAGATTTTCGTCGCAACTATCATACAACATGTAATAATGTCCTTTTGCTATGGTTCCGTTTTTAACTGGATTATCCAATGCTGAAAATGATTCATATCCATTTTTTATTGCTGCTGTTTTTCTATCAATATATACATTTATTATTTTTGATTTTTTTTCATCTAATTTTGCAATATATCCCAAATTCTGTGTTTTTGTTTTTTTATTAGGTTGAATATTATATAATACATTTGGGTCCAATTCTCTATCTACATACATCCATCTGAAACCTTTATATACTGAATTTTCTTCAACTGCTTTTTGAATACTAGGTCTTTTTATTGCACTGTCTTCTTTCATACATTGTGCAACAGTTTCATATACTTTTACTAGTTGTAATGTATCTGGATTTATTTTTTGTAATCTTGGACCAATTGTTGCTAATGGTTCTTGAAAATTGGTAGTAGTTCTTGTTTGTGTTGAATTTAGTTTATTGAATATTTCTTTGTTTGTATTTTCTAAATTACTTATTTTCTGTAATAGAATATTTTCATTTTCTAATAATGTTTTTATAGTATTTTCGTATTTTTCAACATATTGAAATTGTTGTGATGTATTTTGATTTGATAAAATATTTTTTATAGTTTCTATATCATTACGCATATTATTGTAATCAATTTCATTATAGTGATTGATATTTATTTTTATTATATTTAAAATGGTTTTATATGACAAGTTTCTACCTACCAAAAATAGTTCATTTTCGTTTTCGTGACCTTCTAAATCTGTTTTTTGGTTTGGACGAATATCTTTATGATAATGTAGAAATCTTTCAAAATCTCTACTACGATTTACCATAAAACAATCTAATAGTAGGGCTTCTTCATATTTTGATTTATGTTCATTGTAGCGTGCTTCTACGCCACGACGACTTTCTCCAATTTTTATTACATATTCACCATTTTCATATGATTTTACTTTTACTATATAAACCAATGCACCTGCATTTCCAAATTCCCTTAATAATAAATTTTGTTTTTCAATTGCCTTTTCTTTTGTTATTTTTTCATCATATTCTTTTTTGATTTTTGTTTCTGCTTGATTCATATCTGTTTTGATTTGTTCAATCTGTATTCGGAGTTCATCACATTGTTCTTTTATTGTTTCAAACATAATATTTTCTAATTTTATGAAATATTCATGTATCTCATCACTTTTTTTGGTTCCTGCTTTCAAACAAAATTTTTTAAAAGTATCAATATTCAGCATGATAATTTCTTTATTATGACCTCCTCTTGTTTCTTTTTTTTCTAACGAAACAGAATGTTCTGGGGAAAGTATTTTATAATCTTTGTTTATTACAAAATTTTTTTCTATTAAACGTTTTGCATTTGCTTTTTGTCCAAAACCAATCCATTCCCATACATCATCTATGTCAATTACATAATCTGTATTTGTGTAATTTTTAGCATATTCATAAAATAAAATTGAAAATAGTTTTTGCTCAAAAGTAGTAAAATTATTTATTACTTTATCAATTAGTTTAGATTGATAATTTTCTGTTAATTTTATAACTGGATTGCATTCAATAAGGTCAATTATATTAACACTCATTGTATATAACAATATATGTTCTTTTCTTTATATTGTTTTTTGTTATTAAATCAAAAAACAATAATTTAATTATAATATAAAAAGTAAAAACAAACATATTAGAGTATAGATTCGCCTTCATATTTTTCTTTTATTTTTTCATTGAAAATTTTGAGTTGTTCGGCTATATCATATTCGGCAGGTAATACCATTCTCATATTTTTGGATACACCATCAACCCGTTTATCATAGCATAACTGTTCTTTGTTTCTTGAAAACACTATGGATACATGTTTCGGTAAATTTCGTTTCATTTTTTCTGGATATATATCATTTTCCAAATCATCTACAATTTTATTCGCATGTTGAAGTTTTTCCATTATAGAAACTTTTTCTGATTTTGTTGTTTCCCAATTTTTTTCCAACTTTGGATGACCTTCTACACGGAAATATTCCCTACTTAAATTTTTTTCTTTGTTATAGACATTATAATAATATACAACATATTTACGCAACATTGATTGTTCAATACCTTCCGGTAATGGTCGTGCATTTTTTTGGCGTTCTTTTTTAGTTCCAGGCATGATACCATTTGAATTTTGTTCTTGCATTTCTCGCGTTGCTATACGTAAATTGTCATACATATTATTTAATGGATTTCTATCAATATGGTCTACGCTAATATCAGCTGTTCCTTTTCCGTTTCCATAACATCCGGTAATTATTTGGTGAATATATAATATAGTACCATCCTTTGGAATACGGCTACATACATAACCATTTTGTAATGAATACCAAGTTAATTTTTCATTTATTTTTTCCTCAAAATCCAAAATTTTTTTGTATGATTTTTCACATAATTTTATAATAGTATCTTTTTCACAATACATCAACATTATATTTTTTTCGTTTTCTTCTACAATCCAAATAGGATTTTTCATTTGATTTGCGGAATTACCAAGTTCATTTATATGTCCCGGTATATATTTAATTATTTTATGTTTTTTTTCAATTTCATTATGATATTTGTGATATGGAATAACATTACATTTTCGTAAATCATATTTGTTGTTATTGAGAAATACATAATTCGTATTTTCAATATCAAACTGATATAAAAATTCTATTAAAAAATATTTTTTATAATTTGAAGTATAACTTGGATAATCATAATTTTCATCAAACAAGAATTTTTTTTTGAAATTCAATATTTTTACAGCATCATTGCAATCCACATAATAATTTCTTTCATTGTATGAAATAATATTGCAATTCAATTTATCATCAAATGAATAAGTAGGAGAAGTGTAGGTTTGTTCTAACATTATATATGTTATATTTTACTATAACATATATTCTTTATATTGTTTTACAATTAATTAAGTTACTTGATTAATTACTTAATTTGAATATGCTACGCCTGCCATTCCCGACATGACTCTCAATACGTTGTATGAAAGAGCATAGACACGGACTTTGGCGGTGGCAGTTCCACCAACCGCAGCAGATGAGAGCACAAGTTGAAGGACAGCGTTATCAATTCTGGAAAAGTTGCACGATCCGCTTGGTTGATGCTCTTCTGGTCTCAATGCAAATGAATAAACATTGATACCGGTATCAGGTGCGCGGGTGTGGTGTTGGAAAGGTTGAACAACATCAAAGTAAGAGCCTTCGCGTTCAGAGAATCTGTCTTGGCCGTTAAGTTGAAGTTTGGCAGTGACAACAGGATTTTCACCCCAGCAGTGCATGTCAAGGGCGGTTTCAGCAAGAACGAAGGTTCCAGCATCAGATAAGGCAGAACCAGTAACAGTTGGTGATGCGGTATTGACTTGGTCAACGAATGCTTGGAAGTTGTTAGCTTGGGTAGAGTTTAGTGGTCCACCAGTTGCCCAGTCAGAACTAGCAGAAGCATTACCGAAGACGGCATTGGCAGCACCAGGCATTTGGAATAATCCACTGGTGGCAATGAATGAGTTAGAACCTTGGGTTTCAGCAGGTCCACCGAATGCATGGATAGCGTTAGGAAGGGCATCAATGGCATCAGTGTAGTTGAAAGGTTGAGCACCAAGAGTCTTGTATAAAACAGAGTTTGATTCAAGGGAGGCGCAGTAATCAACGTTAGCATCAGGTTGAACAACCCATACTAATTCCTTGCAAGGATGGTTGAAGTTAAGTTTAATTTTGTTGGATGAGGAACCGACGGATTCATCACCAGTGAATTGAAGTTGTTCAATAAGGTATTCGTGTGGGTTTTGTGCCATCTTTCTGCGTTCATCAGTATCAAGGAAGATGTAATCAACGTAAAGAGATGCAGCAACAAGGGATTGTTGGTAGGCAGCAGTGACTGATTGGGTAGTTCCATCAGTTGAGGTTAATGATTTGACAGCCCATAAGCATTCTCCAATTGGTCTGAAATCAATGTTGATTTTGACTTCGTGGTATTGAAGAGCAATAAGTGGAAGGGCAAGTCCAGGGTTTCTGCAAAACCAGAAAAGAAGAGGAATGTAAAGGGTGGTTTCTGGAAGAGCGTTTCTTGGAGCGCAAACTTGGTTTGGTCCTCCACTTGATGAACAGGCACCTGATACAGCGGCGAAATCAGGGTCGCAGATGTATACAAGTTGAGTGGTGTGACCAATCATCTTGAAGTATCCACGTTGTTGTTCAGATGAAAGAGTAAGTTGGTTCCAGATGTGCATCCAGTCACCATATTGACGATCAATTCTTTGACCTCCAATTTCAACTTCAACTTGGGAGACAAGTTGTTCACCGACGAAATCTAACCAACGGGCATATACACCATCAGTTCCAGCGGTCTTTTGGGATTGGTTGATTTCAGGAAGGGTGACTTGAAGGTAGGTTCTGTATGCTAAATCACCATTTCTTGAAATGGTGCAAGTAACTCTACGACCAAAATCAGCTTGTCCAGAGAAAGTTTGTTCAATACTTTCCATGGCAAAGTTAGTATGTCTGCGGTATGATACTTTCCAGAAGGTAATTTCTGGGGTTCCGGTAAGGAAGACGTCTTGTGCGCCGTAGGCGACTAGTTGCATTAGTGCTCCACCCATTTTTTTAGGTTATATACTATTCCAAGAAAATAATTTCAGGATTTATTGCTAAATAAATAGAATTGTGAATCAAAATATACAATTCTATTTTATATATTTTAATATATCAACGAAAATGTCATCATATATGCTAATATAAAATAAAAAATAACAAAAAAATGATGTATCAGGTTTTGAAATTTGATACTATGAAATTTTCTAAATAATCTTCCTGAAATATTTCTCTACGATTTTCATGTTTCTTTGTAAATATATATTTTTCATTTACTTTTTTTATACTCCATCCATCTTCCAATGCATTGTTTATAAATATGTATTTTTGATATTGTTTTTTATTCATTTTTACAATATCTGGTGTTTCCAATAAAATGGAACTATCTGACATACTATTACTATATTATCTATATACATAGCGAAATTCATAGTTTTACGATTTATTTTATTTTTCTCGATATTGTACAATATTACACCATTACAAATTTCTTATTGCATTGAATATTTCCATTTCTTCCATAGCATTTTCGGTTAAAACATAAGTTAGTTCATTACCAATATATTCAACATAACAATTTTTGCGTATTCCATTTGTATATAGACAATTAAATTTTGATACATTTGTATTAAACAATGTATCTATATGAAATTTTACAAGTCCATGATATCTATTATATTTTTTATTACCAGAAATCAATATGTTATCATTATTATCTATATACATACCAAATCCATTTGCTGTATCATTTTGCCAAATACCTTCATATGAATATCCATTGGAAAACAACATACTACCACATCCATGCTTATACCCATACATGATTTGTCCTCGGTATATTGAATCATCCCGTTTTGTTATTTGTGTTGTGTATAATAACATATTGGTATTATTACACAAACTATTATACACATATTTATTGATATCATACAATAATTTTTCATGATTCATATCCATTTTTGGTGGTTTCTGTGTAGTTCTAATATATTGATATTTATACAAACTGTATGCAATAAGTGTGCAAAATAAGAATTCAAATAAACTTGCCATTTTATTGTATTATTGTAATTTTTTCAATCTATAAACCAATTCAATTTTTTACATAATACAAAATTGAATCAAATAATATAAATATTATTTTGTAGTAATAATGATGAACGAATATTTAGAAAATTTCAAAAAATGCGATATATTTACTCCTTCCACAATATCAAAACAAATGGCACAAAAATTGCATAAAAATGGAACATTATTAGAACCTTCTGTTGGTATTGGCAATTTATTGGACCATATTAAAATTGATGATTATGAAAAAATAGATATATTTGATATTAAAAAAGAATATATTGATAACTGTCCCAATCATCCTAAAATAAACAAATATTTGGCTGATTTTTTGAAACATGAAACTACCGATAAATATGATAATATTATTTTGAATCCTCCATATATAAAAATACAAGATTTACATTATGATTATGTTTCGTTTATCAAAGAAAAATGGTCTATTTTTAAAAACGGTAATATTGATATATATTATGCATTTTTGTTCAAATGTTTAGAATTACTTAACGAAAATGGTGTGATGGTTGCAATCACTCCAAATAGTTATTTACATAACAAATCCGCATTGAAGTTTAGAAAATATTTATTAGAAAATAAATGGATTGAAGAAATTATAGATTTTCAAGATAAACATGTATTTGACAATGCTGCTGTATATTGTTGTATTACTATCTTTACAAAAAAAGAAAAAGATGTGTTGATATATAACAATAATAGGATTGATTACAATAATATTAATCAACCAAATAATACAATGCATTTGATACATTGTAATTGTAATACTTCTCAAAAAACTCTTAAAGAAATATGCAAAATATACAATGGTATTGCAACTTTACGTGATGCAGTGTATATACATGATATCAAACTGTATGATGAACCTTGTTGGAAAAAAATCAAAACATCTACTTCTCACAAATATTGTATATATCCATATGATTCAAATGGTATTATTATAGATGAAAATACTTTCAAAACCAATAATCCAAATACATATGAATATTTGCTATCTAAAAAAAAGATACTTGCAGAAAGAGATAATGGAAATAAAACATATGTAACATGGTATGCATACGGACGCAGTCAATCCATCAAAGTTTCTAAAAAAGAAAAAGTAATATATATACCTAGTTTGATAAATCCAAATGATTTGAAATATACAATTGAAGAACCTAAATTGCATGTAGGATGTTTATGTATAGAACCTATAAATACAAATGATATACCGAAAATAATAGAATGTATAAAAAATAATACCGATTATTTGTTTAAAAATAGTAGCAAAAAAAATAACGGATGGATTAATTTATCAACGACACTTTTGTATGGTTTATTTTTAGATAATTTCATTTAAAATTTCAGCGAATGATTTTGTTTCTTCAACACCAATAATAGTAGGCGATTTATCAAAATTTTCATTTATATCACAAACATGATTTACATTCAAAATAACATTATAATTGTTATGAACCAAATTGTTATGGACAAGATTTTCGTATATTTTGAAACTATTATCATAATTGATGATTTCCCAATGTTTTATAGTATTATCTTTTTTTAAGTAAGGTATTTTATTCATCAAAACATTCACAGGAATAATATGAACATCTGGATTTGCCCATTTCAAGTGAGAAACTTCTCCTGTCAAATTTTCCCAGTAATTATAACAATTTTGAGAATAATTAGACATACAATTTTTAATAGGAAATATAATAACTGGTTTATTACCCTTTAATAAAACCACATCACATTTTTTTTGTCCAGATTTTGTTGTAGATTTTACAGCATATTCTTTTTTGATAGTGTATTCTCCAAGTTCTCCATATTTATTTTTTATTGTATTTATTATCATATTTTCAATGAAATCATTTAATATATCAGTTCGTTTAGAACTTCTTGGTCCATATGTAAAATATGCATTTAGCATAGAATTGAATCCTGACATTGTATCCATTTGTATTTTCTACAATTATATAACGGTGTTGATTATCTTTCAATTTTATACAACTATATAACGGGGTTGATTATCTTTCAATTTTCTACAAATTCAAAAAAAATATAAAAAATTGAAATACTTATATGAAAATAAAATATAGGCAATATAGAATGAAAATGAAACAACAACCAAATGTTAAAAAAGAGCGTATAATGACAAAGTCATTAGGTAAGGATACAAATGGATATGTATCAAAAAGTATCAAACCAGTTGTAGAAATTGATTTGATAAAATTTATAAAAGAGGAAATACATAATGGACCGCAAATAGTAAGTTTGCCAGTTCCACCATATCGGCATGCATTTCTTGTAGATATTCAACCAAAAAAATAATGATATCGGATTGGGGAGGAGAATCAAATAAAACCGCTGGAATTTTAGATAGTGAAAATTATGAATGTGGATGGGAACAATATTCCGATTTTATGATAAAATTTGAAAAAATATACAAAAAACCAATAAAATATTATTCACTGGATAAATCTATATGTAATACTGCAAAAAAAATAAACAAAGAACGTGGTGGAGGTGGATGTTCATATTATATTTATGAATGGGTGCAAAAGCATTATCCAAAATACAAAGTTTAATTATTTATACGAATGGTTTCATCAAATATATGGAATGTATCTTTGTCATGTGATATGATCATGATACATTTTTTATGTTTGCGGAAATTATTAATAAGGCCAATTATTTCATTTTTTAATTCTATATCTAGTGCGTTAGTTGGTTCATCCAGTATTACTATTTTGGAAGGCATAATTAATCCACCAATAATATTGACAACTTGTCGTTGTCCGCCGGATAAATTTTCACCAAGAGAACCAGCAGTAGTATTATATATATCTACATTTTTGTATAGTTCTTGTATTTTTGGATATTTCATGATTTCTTCCAAATAAATTTTACATTTTTCAGTGTCATTACACCCATACATAATATTTTCCATTATTTTTTTATTAAACAATTTTGAGTTTTGACTAACATATGTTATGTTTTTACGTATATAATGTGGGTCAATTGTAGAAATATTATCATTGTCTAT